ATACGAGATAGGAGTCCGTCTCGTGGGCTCGGAGATGTGTATAAGAGACAGATCCAAAGCCCATTTACTTTCTCTCTTTCCCTCGCCGCCGGTTTCCTGCCCGTGTGCGGGCTTCCCTTGCGAAATTATCCATCTTCGTCTCCTGACCCTTTGTTTGGGTAGGGGTCTGTTTCGAGCCGGTGTAAGCTCTGGTCGTCGTCTCCCTGACTAGCTTACGTTCGGCCATCAGATATACTTCTTCTTCGTTTTCATCAATCCGCCGCCCTTGAGGGCTTTACGCGCCGCAGGGGCCTTCACGGCCATCTCGGCCTTGTTGACGGAAGGCGTTCGGAACTTACCGGCACCATCGATGCCAGAAAGGCCAAGTTTACCTAAGATGCCGCTGCCCTGAACGCGGTTCTTGAGATCATCCTCGTCAATGTTCTGCCCTCGTAAGAACGAGCTAATCCGCGACTGGATAGAGCCGCCACCGGCAAATTTTCGATCCCTACGTGCAGTCATGATAAACCCTTCCTTCGTGATCTTGATTGATTAGCCTTCTTAGATATCACGCGAGTATTGCCCGACGAATTGTTAAGCGGGTTGCGGTCCTTGTGATCCACTTCCTTGCTGTCGCCTTTACGCGCACTACCGTTCTTGACGGCATTCGCTCGCGCCTTATTGCGCCCGGCGCGATCAGCGATCTGCGTAGGGCTGCTATGGTACTTCGCATACTCGGCCTTATAATCACGCTTCTTTTTCATCACTTACCACTCGGCAATGCAGGGATGTAGTATCCCGTTGTTGAAATCGGTCGTGGATATGGCGTTAGGTAGAGCGCCTTCGCTTCCCCGACTGACTCCACCAAGGGTCAATTAGGCCACCAGTTTCCGCATGTCTGCCATCTTGGCGTTAGCTTCCGCCATGATCTTCTTAGCCGCTCGACGGTCCTCGGCAGCAGCTTCGCGCTCCTGCTCCGCGATCTCGCGTTCACCCGCTGCGGCCTCTTTCATCCCCTCGCGAGCAGCGTTGAGCGCGTCACGCTCCGCAGCGATGGTCTTCAAAGAAGCCTCAACGCCGACCGACCGGGATTTGAACTCCGCTTTCTCTTTGCGTAGGTCGAGGCGACCTTTGGCGATGTTGGCGTTGTGGTGTGCTGTGTCGGCTTCAAGTTTATCCCAAGCAGCCTTGAGCGCAGCGCTGTCTTTATGGATAGCGTTGATCTCTTTCTCTCGCTTGGCGTTATCCGCGTCCACCTTGGCTTGTCGCTCCGTCTCAGAGGCGTTAAGCTCTTTGAGCGCCTTAGCGTTCTTACGAGCCGCTTTCTCCAGTTCAGCTAGAGCCTTCTTGGTCGCCGCTGACGAACCCAAAAGCTCCAGAAGCTCAGAAAGGGAAAACCCCTCAACGTCCGAAGTGACTTTGATGTCAGAAATAGCCATGTGTTAGCTCCTCCCCGCATGAATGATCGTCGCGGTTACCGGGCCGGTGCCAGCCGTGGTGATGGCCAGGCGGGTGGCAACCGGCGGGTTGGTGTAGTTGCCGTCTTGGTTTGTGGTCTCGCCGGTCAATGTAGAGTGCGTCAGCGCTACTGCGTCATTTTCAACAAAGCCGGACGCCAGGACATTAGTGAACGTATGCTGCATCGCGTAGGTAGCCCCACCCGTTGTACAGCCAATAGCTACGTTGAAATCTGGCCCGCGATAATTCAGGACGAACCAGCCGCTCTCGCAGACGCCGTCCGATCCGCTCTCGACCGCGCCAGCCGAAGCCCCACTCGATGCGATCCGGTCCACCCACTCAAAGTTCTGATCTTGGGTGGTGGAGGTGCCCCCACTGACCCCAGTGATGCTGTCGGTGACGGCCCGGCGGTTCCGGTCGTAACCGTAAACTGTGTAGGTGTCGCCCGTGTCATCGCCAGCCGAATACTGGGCCACATGCTGTGGCGTTGAGAAAGAGACGTATCCGTTGACGCCGACTTCAATCGCCCCCGCTGTAGCGGCGTCAGGGGTGACGGATGTAACGTGATAAAACTTTGTCGATCCAAGGACGATCAGACCCGTGCCCGGCCCGGTAATGGCTTCCGTGATACGATGACCGTTGATATCCTCACCAACCACCGTAAACGTGCGTCCTGTGTCCGCGCCAGCGGCATAAATCAGGATATACACGCCACGGCGATCTCTGAAATCCACGCCAAGAACACCGTTCAGCGTCATTGCTGCCGCCGACGATGGTGTCTGGCTGGCGCAGATACCGTTGCGGTCATATCCCGTGGACAGTGCGCCGTTGATTAAGAAGTCCAGACGCGCAGCAAGCAGCGTCTCTGTCGTAGAGATGCCGTTCCTGTCGAGAGCGTCAGGGTTAAGAGATATAACTTTAGGCTTTGACATAGTTCACATCCTTATAATTGGGTCGTGTTTTCCCCTTTTGCCACCCCTTGGACCGTCCGCGAAATTGTCGGTCAGCCGCATTGTCTGCGGGGGTTCCGAGACGAAGATGATTGGGATTACAACACAAGGGTCTATCGCAGCTATGAAGAACGTGTAGCCCACTGGGCGGGTAGCCGTTTATAAGAGAGTACGCAATTTGATGCGCCGTATCTTTTCGTCGCCCCGTTGGGTGAAGTTCTGCATATACGCGAGAATAAGCCCGCCCATAGGGGTCTTTAGCGTTATCCTGCGCTCGCAGCCAAAGCCAGCACTCTTCGTGACTTCGGACATCGACTTTATCCCAAAAGGTTGGGTTTGTAAGAGCGGCAAACATGCCTTTATATCCTCTCAGATATGTTGGGGGTTACTTCTTCTTCGACTTAGCCTTCTTGATAGCGCCCTTTTTCTTCAGGGCGGGGGGTGCGGTTTTACCCGCACCCATCAGTCTGATCCAGTTGGAGGCGTGTTCACGGCCCTCAAAGGTCTTGACCAAAGTCTCTTCATCAGGACCGCCGATCACCTCGACGGCCCAATTCCCACCAACTTTCGTTAAATTGGTGTGCATGATCTACCGCTCATTCGCGATAAAGACATAATCGAAGTCGGTGGTTTCTGCGCCAGCGGCCCCATTCCAATATCCAAAGCCCAATGCCATCTCAGCGGCGGGGACGGTGATATCACTCATGGTGGTGACAAGAACGTCATCCGCGTACAGCTTGATGCTGGTCACGCCGTCGTAGTATGCAGCCAAGGTGATGAAGGTATCATCAGTCAAGGTGGCAACGGTGCTGCTGTCGCTGTCCGTGGTGTTATTGTCGCTGTTGAAGTAGACGTTGGCCGACGCATCAACACTTTCGAAGAAGAAGCGCATCGTCGCATCGCGAGGAGTGGTGTCGGTCGAGTGGAGGCCAACAATCCACGCAGACTGAATAGCGTCACCAACAGAAAGGCGGGCCTTGATAAAGGCTTTCTTACCGCTTGCCAGCAGGAAGCTCTCCGAGAGCCACTCAGCGGCAATGCCGTCAAGCTCGTCAGCCGCCGTTGTGACCCGTGCCACGCCGCCGTTTACATCCTCAGAAGTGATCGCGGAAGTACCTGTACCGCCGGAAATGGCAGTCAGGGTATAGTTCGCCGCAATGGGGAGCTTATCAAAATCATCAAAGATGACGTGGTACTTGGTAGGGTCCAGCATACCAAATTCGTAGAGGGGATTGCCGACTGCGACATTGGACACGCCGCCTGTGAAATGTGTGGGCATAAGAATAGTTCTCCTATTGGTTCACCAGAACGAACATGATGTCCGCTCCATCAAATGCTGAAGAACTTTAGCGTGTTCACAAGGGCCGCGCTACCCTGAATATTGCCTGTACAGTGTTTGTACGCCATTTGGACAAAGAAAAGGGAGCCGAAGCTCCCTTTTCCAGAGGATGGCGGACGATTGGGGTCGCCCGACCAGGGGATAATTAAGCGGAACCCGGCGATCCGAAGAGGCCGAGATAATCGCTTACACCGAAGCTATAACGCTCACGGCTCTTATACCGCACGTTGCCGCTATCGAAGTCACCGTCCATCGACGTGGACAGAGCGACACGATTGAACATTTTAAGTCCATTCGGAACGTCCGTTTTCAGGAACCAAGCGTTGGTGTCGGTGAGATAGTGGTTGATGCAGTAGCCATCGCGAACCGTGCTGTTATGCACAATAGCGTTGACATCGTTATCAGCCACACCCGTCCGATACTGAGAGTTCAGAATGCGGGTGGCAACGAACTGCAAGTTGGTCGGGATGACCAGCTTCACAGGCTGCGCTGCAACCAACAAGCCACGCTCGTCAGTCCAGTTGGAAATCTGAATAGCCGCGTCCTCGATGGACGTTTCGTTCAGATCGGTCGCCGTCGCCGGACGGTTGGAGAGGTTCGCGCCCTGCACAATAGAGTGTGAGGTCGAGAACAGTTGATCTCCGTCGCCGGTCAAGTAGCCGGTCGTTGCCGTGAAGCCGGTATTAAACGGCACCATGGCTTTGACTTCCTTGGTGTAAGCCATGGCGCGAGCCAGAGCTTTGGTGTACCGCGAAGACAGACTGTCATACAGGTTATCTTCCATCGCCTCTTCGGTAATGGAGAAACCCATGGCAATCGTTTCGTGGTCGAACCGCTGGGTGAAACTTTCCTGTGCAGTGTCGTATGCGAGCGAGCCGCCTTCTTTCTTGACGGGCGCGGCACCGAAGCCACTCAATTTAGTTTCTTCTTCGAAGGAACGCTCAGACGACTCTGCGTCGTAGCATTCCAGATGCTCATCTTGGTACTTGCCGTACTCAAGGCCGAATAGGGCATTGAGGCCGGGCAAGAGTTCCTTGAGGAGTTGTGCGCGGGAAATTGAAGCCATTGCTTAATACTCCTTAAGTGCCAAGGGCCAGATCGTACTGATGGATATCAGCGTTCCACACGACAAGCATGTCAGTGAAAGCATCTCCAACAGAACTGAAGGGTCCGTCCACAAAGTCGATGGAACGGAATGGGAAAGTACCCGTCGTTGCCGGGGTCGTCGCCTCAAGGGAGAGGACAGACTTACCAAAGTTGGTGTTACCGGCAGCGTAGGTGCTGACTTCTGCGTTCAAGCCGAGCATGACTTGGGTCCAAGAGCCTTCACCCTGAACTTGGAACACTTGTCGCGGATCGTCCGCAACATGCGCCAAAATGTCCGTGGCGGTCGTGGAAGCGGTCCACATTTGAGAGAACACTTTGTAGTTCAGATTAGGGTCGGTGAAGCTGCAACCTTGAAACACGCCAATCGGGCGTGTGGAGGTAGCAGCGGTGTCGATTTCGATTGTACCGGCGGCGACGAGTTCCGCGATATCTCCGAAGAATACGGAAGTACCGTAAGAGTTCGTCATTTTGATTTGGCGGAATGAACCATTTTCATACCCACCAAGTCGGTTTACCGGAACAAATCCGTAAGGGGCTGCTGTCGCGGCCATATTACTGTTCCTTTCGCAAAATTAAGAGGGCGCTATCGACGCCCTCGACCAACGCCAAACGTGGTCTCCGAACGATGCTCTGTCTCCAGAAGCGGCATTCGAGGATCACTCTCGCGCATGAAGTTCTTGTTCACGCTGGTGGCTTGCTCCATCGAGCGGTTATCATAATAACGGTCCCGTGCTTCCATAAGCTCCGTGGAGCATTTACAGAGCATGAGCCCGCCAATCACGACATTGTTCTCGAAAGTGGTGTTCACGTCTGACATGATCATCAATTCAGGATGATCTTCAGCCATACATGGCTCCCACCCTTCCCGATACCGCATGGACACGTTCCTGTTGTCTGCCTCTCCAAGCATGGAGGTGCGGACCCAGCGGAACGAATAGCCATCCTGTGGCGTGGGATCAGGCAAGTTGGCCGGTGGACGGTATTCTGTCACCCGGTCTTCCAGTTCACGTGTTTCATTATCGCGCCCTTTCGAGGCGGTGCGCTTGTCAGTATCAGCCATTGGTCAACTCCTTTGCGACCTGTGCCGCGTACTGCTTGTTGGTCAACCCAAGTCGCTTTGCGAGGGAGACTTGAGTGGTGGTTAGCTGCACTTTGCGCGGGGGTTTACCGCCCCGTGACGGCCCACCCACAGGGGGTGGTCTATTCCCGGCGGTCACAGCATGAGTAGTCACATTGACCTCCCCACTTCCACCTTCTTGCTCGCCGGAAAATTCATACTCAGGGAACACGGTTCGCATCCCCTGGTCAATTCGCTTGTAGTAATCCTCATGAATTTGAGGATTGAGGCCCTCCATGACCAGCTTCTGGTGGAGACCCACCGCGTAGCCTGTCATGTCCTCATTGCCCGTCTTATGGAACCAGTCGTTGTCCCGCAGCCACTCCATGGCGCGGACATCGGGCGTCCCATTACCTTGCGGCTGTTGGGGTTGCGCCACCGGGGTCTGTACCGGCGCGGCGCGTTGCCGCTGAAATCTATCAGCATTGTCCAGGGCCTTGTCGCGGTCCAGTTGGAGCTTGGTGATCTTCTCCTGAGCAGCCAAGAGGTCATCCGTCTCGCCGCCATCGTAGGCGTCCTTATAATCCTTCCGGGCTTGTTCAAGCTCGGCGTCGGTACGCGCTCCATATTGTTCAATCAATATGGAGTTGGATTGATCGAGCGTTTCACGTAGGGATGCGTTATCGGCAGAGACTTGCTCGGCATAACTGACAGCCTCGGAGTTCTGCTTGATAGCCGCTTCCTTGGCCCGGCGCTCTTCATGATACTCATATTTGAGGGTCTTGATGCGCTTCTGAGCGGAATCGGAGTAGTTCTCAACCTCCTGCTCAAACTCTTCGCTGTCGAGGTCTATCCGTTCAGCGGCAGCGCGAGGCTCGACACGGTCTGCTTCGGGTGTGTCATCGAGGACTTCGATTTCGACCTCGTCCTCATCGGACTCCGGCGGGAACCCGGCTGCGTCTTCAAACGATTGTGCTTGTTCTGCGGTCATGCTCTTGAATACCCCCGTGGGTCTTCGACAACAGCCTGAACGGTGTCGTCATTGATGATCCTAAACTCTTGGCCGTGGATTTTAATACGGACGCCTTTGTAGGCTCCGATCACCACGAAGTCGCCCTCTTTGCACCAAGGCTCCGGGCCGAAGCGTTCGAGGTCGTTGTAGCATTGATCGCCCATTGCGAGGACGAGGCCAATGACTGTCGAGACCTGTTCGATCTCGCGGGTGCTGTCCGCCTTAATGATGCCGCCCTCGGTCTTCTCCTCGACTTCAGGAATACCGATCAACATCCGCCAGCCCTTGGGGACAGGAAGAACCCCGGCGGCTCGGCCTGGAAGTTCACTGGAGGGGGCGTCTGATTTTGCTAACTTCAAAGGTGCGATACTCATCTATCCGCAGCTTCCCTTTCTTTGTCCTCCTCGGCGATGTCGAGGAGGATGCGTTCTGCCATGGCCATCCCCTCAATCTTCCCTGCCATCTTGGCGTATTCAAGCGCCACCTTGCCAGGGTCGTCAGAGGTCAGGCATCCGCCTGTGGCCACATAGTCAGCTACTTCGTTCATTTCTCGACGTAGCCGCTCTTGCAATGTTCCTGAAATATTATCGAGCAATATTCATCCAATCAACTGTTATTTTCATCTTTGTTTGAGTTTTGTGCACTGTTGGTTCGCTGTCGGAGCAAATCCATGAACTTGGTTGTGGTCTGCGTAGCGGCCTGTAAAAGGGCAGCTTGGTCCTGCTGATCCACCCGATCCTCGTTCTGTCGTTCTTGGGATTCGATACGCTCCCACTCGATCTCGTCGTCCTCCATGGCCATGGCAACGTCTGCTCCAATGCGAGCCCCTGTCTGTTTTTCCTGCGACTGGATACGCAGTTCTTCGATGCGGAGCTTGTCCATGGCGTGGAGGTTGTCTGCGACTTCTTTCTGGCCCTTGAACTCCTGATCCTTGGCGTGGAGGCGTTCTTTGGACGCCAGGGCTTCCATACCCAGTGCGCCGCGTATCTTGTCGGCAATGCCTTTGCGTTTGACCTCGGCCTGTTTGGTCTCGATCTCGGCCTTCTGCAATTGGATAACCGGGTCTTTCTCGGCAGCGGCGTTCTTCTGAGCCTGAGCTTCGGCGAGGTCTTTCTTGAGAACCTTGTCGGCAGCGTCTGCGACCAGCTTGGAAAGCTGGCTCTCGACCTCTGGCGGGAGTTCCTCACCATAGTCGGGCATCGGCACACCAAGCTGCTTCTCTATTTCTCGGCGATATTGGAAGGCGACGTG